CTTCCTGTTTGTCTCTCCAAGCGTTAAATCCGTCAAACATTGAAATATCCCATTGCCAACCATAATCCACGTCAGTAACAGCCAGATTGTAAACGTAACCGCCTACAATGCACTCATTTGGTAAAGCCTCTGTAATAGTAGCAATACAGCCGCCAAATTTCTCCATTTGGTGCACAACACCAGCACTTCCGAACTCCGTGCCGAAAATGCAAAATTTGTCAAAGCATTCTTTTAAATCTTTGCGGATTAAAACTTTTTGACCGACTTTCAGCGGTAATTCCCACTTAGCGCCATCGACTTCAACAGAATTGTCGGAATTGCCTTCTTCCGCTTTTTCAAGAAGCGCGTGTTTCCAAAACCACTCAGAATCGTTTCCTTTGATTTTAATCCTATACATAGTGTTTAAAAGTAACGATTCTGGTGGGCCTTGAATAATTTCTGTCACTTCTGCTATTTTACCAGCGCACGAAACCATGTCGCGGGTAATTTTATAGCGTGAGTCCCCAGAAAGAATTTTGTTTGGGAATATCCTTGTGTACCTTACAATATCCGTAGTTCTTAAATCAAACAGTGCTTTAATGTCTTGCCTTATTCTGACTTTATCTCCGACCTTGAAAAGGTCAGTGTTGCAATTTTTAAGCAGTTTGTCCATGTCAAATCTCCTTTCTCTGTCTCTGGTATGATTATACCGCGTCTCTCGCAGCGTGTGAATGGATGAATGTTGCAGAATTTATGTATTATTTGAGTATAAAGTGAAAAATGCCAAAGTTTAAAGCAGAAACAAGCGACAACGCGAAAACCACTATCATTACAGTTGTGCATTTCTCCATCAGTTTTCCCATTTTACTGTTGCCCATTTCACTAAACATTGCGCCTAACATGCAGAAAAAGTAGGATAAAACAAGGCAGTCGAAAAATACAATCAGAAAAGCAAGTGTCAACGTTCTGCAAATTTCAGCACTCATTCAAAAATCTCCTTTGCTTTGGCTTCCCGGCGCTCACTTGGAGTACCCGGATTCCAGTTATTTGCATAGCCTTTGATTACATTCTGCCACACATAGCCATCACCGCCCCGCACAGGCATCCAAAAACGGTCTGCGCAGTTATCGCAGATATTTTTCCATGCTTCAAGAAACTTGCTTAAATAGGCTTCTCTCGCGCTCTCACGATATAGTGCATGGTCGAGCCAATAGTCAAACGCCCCTTCCATTGTGAGAGTGGCAGTTCCGTGGTCTGTGCCACATTGCATCGAAAACTGAATTTCTTCTCTAATCGCCATGCCGTATGCCTTACCAAGAAGCGCTGCTCTCAACAATTTGATGTCCTTATCATCCATATCTGTTAAATTTTTAACAAGCGGCTTCTTCTTTACAATGCCTGCGGCGCTCTTTTCCGGGCTTGCGCCCTTTTGCTGATAGAAAGAAGTTTCCCCTCTGGTTGACTTTTTCACAGATTCAGAAACTTCTTCGCTTCTCACCGATTCCGCAGGAATTGGTGCATCGTTTGCGCTTGAATCGGTTTGTTGAGAAATATTAGCTCTAATCTTACTGTTTTCTAACTTACTATTTTTGGTTGCGTGTCGAGGGACAACCCCGTTGTTCTTCGAGGGACAACCCCCATCTGCTGTTTCAAGCAAAGAAAAATACTTCTTCGTCAGATGAATGTATGTGTAAGTTCCAAATTCGTCTTTCTCTACAAGCATTTTAACAAGTCCGAAGTGCTCAATTTTCTTAAATCTTGCGGCAACGGCTCTTTTGGTTGTGTTCAGAATCGGCAAATCTTCCACGATTTTCTTGTAGCTGATATATGCGTATTCTTCATCATTTACCTTTTTCTTGTTCATTCTGGGATAAAAGTGCAATAGCCATTGAAGAATAAGCGTGTCAGCCGCGTCAATTCTAACTTCGTGCGGCTTTTTGTCTTTGCCAATCATAACGTCAACCATGCACGCAAGTTCTTCTTGCGGAAAACCATTTACGAATTTCATCATGTTGATATATCTCCAAATAGTCAAAAAAGCCATTACTGGACGCAAATGCGGTACGCCCCGTAATGACTTCTTTGATAGATTCTATTCAGTTTTTGCGGCCTTGTTCAGACCGCATTTCCGAACAGAACCCATATCTGTATTATAGCAGATGGAAACGGAAAAGTCAATAGGTTTAGAAAGGTCTTTTGAAAGCAGTAACCTTGCATCCAACTATTGTTTGCACGAAAATTGACAACTGACTGCAACTGTCGCAGAAATCATCATGGTTATTCTTGGCAAGCTGTGAATATGACCACATTTCTCGCATGGCAGCGCCGTATTCGCTTCCAGCTTCGTACATACTCTCATGCTTGAAAAAGAAGTGTTTTTTGATATAGTCTGACTGCGTAAGGATTTTTGTCTGCTTGTTTGCTGTCGTTAGCTTCGTTCTGATTGAAGTGTGTGCCCCAATCACTTGCAGTTCCTTTTCAATGTGTTCCGCAATCATCAAACCTTGGTTGTTTGATTCCACCTGATTGATTGATATTTTGTGCTTTTTGCATTTCTGCGCAATCTCTGGGACAACCACAGTCGGCAAGGCAGAGTTATAAACGACATCTTCGATGTAAACATCTTCTCCGTAGATATATCCTACCGGCATTGATGTAAAGTCACCGCCACCAAGAGCCGTATCTGTGACGGACAAAATTGCGTCCGGTTCAATGCCTTGCGGAAGCTCCATATAGTATTGAAGCGTGTCTTTTTGGAAGATAGCACCACGGGTTTCGATGGGCTGCTGCTGAAATTCAGATGCCCACTGGCTTTCTAGTGTTAGTTTTCGCTCGTTTCTGTAATATTCAGTGCTGAAACCAAGACCGTATTTGTAACGGAAGTTTGATTCGTCTGTAACTGGGTCAAGCGCTGGCACTTCGACAATCTTTACACGCCAACCAAGCTGTTTGCCCATTTCTTGCAAATGACCGATAGGGTCATGAATGGAATACCGAGTGCCAATAATGATAATCGGAACACCCTCTTTTCGTCTGCCAAGCACATCGCCGCGGATTTTGTTCCACAGCAAATCGAGGCGAGCGTAGTTGTTCGCTTCCTCAAAGCCGCTCACGGGGTCGTCAATCGACAAAAAGTTGCTTGCTTCCGTAGCGCCCGTCAGTTTTCCGTCAATGGAACGACACGTTATTGTGGGGAAACGCTTCTTTGAGTTCAAGTCGATTGACTTCAACTCCGCGTTAGTGTTCGCAATGGTTGCTCCCGGGAAAACATCCCAATAATTATAAGTTGCCCTGTCTTGCATGATTTCAAGGCAACCGTCATAGAACGATTTTACAAGCTGGTCGCCTTGTCCTGTCAAAAGAATTGACTTATCGGGGTACATTCCAGCTCGCCAAATTGAGAACAAAATCGAACCAAGTTGCGATTTTCCGCATCTTTTCGGCATGGAAACCGTCAAAAGGTCTAGTTTTCCATCTGCTATGTCTTGATACCCGTCAACAATCTTTTTTAGCTGGTTCTTTCTTGGGGCATAGAAACGCTTATCAGGTCTGCGGTCAAACTCCAAGTAGAGTAAGAAACTGTCAAAATATTTATGAGCCAAAAAAAGAAGCGAACTCTTAGTTAAAACAAGCCACTTGCGTTTGTTGTCAATGTCTCGCGCATTTGCCGCGTTGAACAGACAGGCGTTGTAAACTTCCATGCCTTTCTTAAAGGCGTACTCTGCTTCTACTGTTTTTGTTTCATAACTGCCGTCATCTTTTGCGGTTGCGTTTGCACAGGCTGAAAGCAAGGCTTCCGCAAGGCGAATGTCTTTTGGGTTCTCTTTCAGCAATTTGGAGAACGAAGCAATTCGCTTATGGTCGTTAATCTGTTGTTGTCTTTGCATTTGCAACCACCTCTTTAGGAACTTGAATCAGTTTTCCGCAATGCGGACAAGCTATAAACAGCTTTTCGCCACGGTAAAGAATCCATTGCTTTACTTCTTCCTCAATAAACCAGTAGTTACCTCTAACGCCATGCCTTGGCATACCCATTGCAACATACTTGCTAATTGTTGTGCTCGAACCGTAGCCCTTGAAAGTCAATTCCTTGGCCGTGAGTGGCTTAATTTCCACTTTGTCAACCCCTTTCCATGATGTTTATGGCTTAATTATAACTTATGACGGCAACTTTTTCAAGTGCGAGAGCAAACTATGGCAAGATTGTTGCGCGTAGGCCGAAAATAAATTATTATGTAAGCAAGCAAATGGGGGTGAACTAATGCTTAATAAAGGCCGAAATAGAATCTATTCTTCTTATGAACCGGATGAGATTGACGCTGTTGCAGTTGCCCGGATTCTGGCTGATGCGATTCCTGTTCACCTTAACAATGCTCAAGACATTGACTATTTGCATAATTATACAAAGGGTATTCAGCCTGTACTTGACCGCACAAAGGAAGTGCGCCCGGAAATCAACAATAAAATTGTTGAGAACCATGCGTATGAGATTGTCGAGTTTAAGACCGGCTATTGTTTTGGCTCTCCTGTAACCTATGTTGCAAGGGCTAAAAACGATGATAATGTTCAGACGGCAGATTATACTACCAACAAAAAAGAACCGTCAGAGCAGCCCTCTAAGCCGCGCAAGCGCGGCAATGAGGACAAGGTGAACAAGCTGAATACGCTTTGCCTTAACGATGACAAACCGAATACAGACAGAGAGCTTGCTGACTGGATTTTTGAGTGTGGCGTTGGCTACAAGGCTACATTCCCTCTTTCTGCATCTGCTATGCGCAGAAAGGAAAAGTCTGCGCCGCCGTTTCATACATCTGTGCTCGACCCGCGGAATACTTTCTGTGTGTATAGCACAAACATGGAGCACTCAAAACTGCTAAGTTGCAGTTATCACAGGAAGCACGGCTCTGGTCAGATTGACACGGTTGAAATCGTTGCTTATACGGACGATAACGTGTACACGACATCGCTTCCGTATTCAATGCCCGTTGCTGATGACAGCGACCAATCAACGTCTTGGATGGACATTGTTGTCAGTGGGACAACCCAATTTGAAGTTGCGCCCAATCCTATGGGGATTAACCCGATTGTTGAATATGACGCTAACACTTCACGATTGGGTTCTTTTGAGCCTGTTATCGAACTTCTTGACGCGCTGAACGAGACAGTTTCAAACCGCGTTGACGGTGTAGAGCAGTTTGTGCAGAGCTTTATCAAGTTCATTAACTGCGACATTGACGAAGATACCTTTAAGGCAATGAAAGAACTCGGCGCTATCAAGGTTCAGTCAAATGGTCAGTACACTGCGGATGTTGATATTATCACAAGCGAACTGAATCAAGACCAGACACAGACGCTTGTCGAAGATATGTACAACAAGGTTCTCGCCATTGCCGGTGTTCCTGATAGACGTGCTTCTGCTGGTGGAAACACTGGTCAAGCGCTTATCATCGGTCAAGGTTGGACAAACGCAGAGAGCCGCGCATTGAGCTTTGAAAAGATGTTCTTCAAGAGCGAGCGAGAAACCATTCTTGTTACCTTGAAGATTCTGCAAAGCTATCCGCAATTCAAAGTTACAGGTCTTGAAACGGCAGATATTGACATCAAGTTTACTCGGAACAGAACCGACAATTTGCTGAATAAGAGCCAAGTGCTTTTGAATCTGCTTCAAGCTGGCGTACATCCGCTTGGCGCGATTTCTCTTAGCGACATCACCAGCGACCCGGAGAACCTTTATGCAATGAGCGAGGAATTTATTATTCCCAAGTGGAAAGTAGATAACACGCAGCAAGAGGAACGCACCGGAACTGATGATATGAAAAATAAGAAGCAGGACGCTGACAGCGCAAAGAACGCACAACGCAATGCTAAAGCTAATGATACGACAACTTCCGGCGATAACAACGCACAGAACGATGCAATCAACAAGGCTAAATCGGAGCAATAACTCTGATTTAAGATATTTCGCCTATCTTGCTGGCGTTTAACTGCAAGAGACTGTGGATTCACAACACGTTTAAACAGTGGAAAGGAAAACTCTTATGGCATTTGACTTTACCGCAATCTTTGGCGACGCAGAGAGCATGACCAAAGAGCAACTTGAAACCGCACTTCAACAAAAGGGTATTAAGCTGGCAGACCTCGGCACTGGCAAGTATGTTGACGCTGGCAAGTATCAGAACGCTGTATCTGAACTAGACCAACTGAAACAGAACAAAATGACCGATGCAGAGAAGCAAGCCGCTGACATTGCTGCTATCAAGGCACAAAACGCAGCGCTCATGAAAGACCGGCGCAAGAGTAAGATTGAATCTGAACTTGCGAAGAACGGCATTAAAGCAGATGGGTATTCCAAGCTGATTGACAAGTTCTCCGACATGGAAGATGAAGATGCGATGGCTGGCGCTCAAACCATCATCGACACCTACAACGCCGAGAAGGAGAGCATCACAACTCAAATTCGGCAGGAACTCATGCAAGGCATGAAACAACCCTCTGGTGGCGGTTCTGGCGATGGTCAGAAAGAGTTCTCCAAGATGACCATGCAGGAACGGATGGAGCTTAAACAGAAAAACCCGGAACTGTACAAAGCCGAATCCGCGAAATTGGCGAAACACTTCTAAATCTAAGTTAAAGAGAGGAATCAGACAATGGCTGTTACTGGTACTTTTGGTGGTTTCTACTTCGACCCCGATGTTTTCACTGATTACATCCAAGAGGTAGACCCCGTACACACTTCAATTATCAACTCTGGCGTTCTGCGCGTGTCTCCTGACATTTCCGCAGTTCTGACCGACAAAAACAACGTTTTCACTGTTCCCAACTACGCGCCCCTGTCTGGCGATGCTAAGAACTATGACGGCGAGACTGACAACACCCCTGTTGAGGTTTCTGCTAACAAGCAGACCGGCATGGCCTTCCGCCGCATGGCCGCTTGGAAAGACCAAGACTTCACTCGTGAGCTGACCGGCGCTGACCCTCTGGGTGATGTTGCTCGCAAGGTTGCTTACTACCAGCAGAAGAACAACCAGAAAGAGCTGCTGTCTATTGTTGATGGCGTTCTGGGCGTTTCCGGCATGAGCACTCACGTTAAGGACATTTCCGCAAGCAAGGGTAGCCAGACAACTGCCACTGCCACTGCCGAAAACCGCCTGTCCGGCGATACTTTCCTTGATGCTGCGCAGGAAGCTCTGGGTGACAACTTCGATGACCTGACCATGGTTGCCATGCACTCTCGCGTGTACACCAACCTGCTGAAACTGCAACTGGTCAACAACATTGCTACCACTCCCGGTGCTTATAGCCGTGGCGTTCAGTTTGGTCTGCTGCTGAACAAGTATCTGGTTATGGTCGATGACAGTCTGACAACTGGCACTAAGGACGGCCTGACCACCTACAACACCTACCTGCTTGGTGAGGGCGCTATCGCTACTGCTCGGAATGTCCGCATTGACCGTCCGAACTATGTCGATTACGACCCCGAGAGCAAGGGCGGCGTGAACAAGCTGTACAGCAAGTGGGGTATGGCTCTGCATCCGCTGGGCATGTCTATTGACACGACCCAGATTGCCAAGAACTCTCCCACTCGTACCGAGCTTGGCACTGCTGCTAACTGGACTAAGGTCTGGGATGCAAAGAACATCAAGCTGGCTAAGATTGTCTCTAACGGCTAATCTAAGTCGGTATTAAGGAGTGAGAACAGAGTTATGGAAGAAAAACTTCAGCAGTTGAAAATCATGCTCGGCATTGATGGCACAGATGAAGATGAACTCCTGATTCTGTTGCTCACTCAAGCTAGTGATAGAATCGTAGGGGCGGTGTATCCGTACAAGGACACATCCGGCGTTGGATTGCCGCCCCGATACGGTTTTCTGCAACTAGAAGTTGCGGAGCGTATGTACAACTTGAGAGGTGCGGAAGGCGAAAAAGAGCACATCGAGAACGGAGTTCATCGTACTTATGAAAGCATCGAGGACTTCATCAGAAACAACGTTGTGTCCTTTTGCGGCGTTCCTACGGTGAAAACAGATGCGCAGCCTTGAAAAGAACAAGCGTAGCGTCTGGTTCTCCAATCCTGTTGTGTCTGGCGAAGATGAAACGGGCAACGATGTATTAACATACAGCGACCCGATTCACGCCATGCTCAACATCTCCGCGCCAACGGGCTACGCATACGGAACAGAAAACGGCATGTGGCTTGGTTATGATTATGTCATAACTGTGACTTGCAAAGAGTTTGGGTTACTGAATTTCGTAGAGGGGAAAACTCTTGTATGGCACAATAAGACACCGCAGGACGGCTCTGCTAACTTGATTGTTGACAGAGTTGCGGATAGCATAAATCAAGTCAGAATCGGTTTGAAACATAGGTGATTCCAATGCCTAGTGTAAGGCGAGTATGGCTCGGAACAAAGGGAATAAAAGAGCTTGTGAAACAATATGACATCATGGCAAAGGATATTCAGAAATACACTGAATCCGCGCATGATTATGTTGTAGAACGCGCTAAAGCTGAATACTCCGGCAGGCTTGCGGATGCAGATGGCGTTGATGTTGAGTGGCAGTCAACTGGTAAGAGTTACCGCGCACGAATTTACAACCACGACATTAACGCAAAGTTTGTTGAGTATGGCACTGGTCTTAATGGCGTTGGTACATTCCCCGGTGGAAATCCGAACCCAGAGGGCGGTACTTGGAATTACAATTCCGGCAAACACTCCGGCAAGGACGAATATATTACAATGCAGAATGGAAAGATACTGCACGTTCCTTACGGACAGTGGATTCCACCCGGGGATATGCCATACACAGACCCCAAAACAGGTCAAAAGCACATTTTCACTTGCGGCCAAAAGGCCCAAGCACCTATGTACCTGACTGTCCAAGAAGTCAAGAAAAATATGCCTACATGGGTTCGCACATCTTTCGCGCAACATGGAATCCAGCTAAAGGAGAAGTAAGGTGGATATTAAAAATTATGAAATTGATATTCGTAAGTATCTTCTCTCGAAGCTGAAAGGCGAAGTTAGCGGTATTCGTGTTTATGCTGGTGCAAACACTGGCGACCCACATTACCCTGCTGTTATTGTCACGCAGACAGACAGCAGTGCGCTAAGTTCCACTTATGATTCTGCCGGTTGGCATCATGTACGTTATGCTTTTGATGTGAATGTATACACGCAAGGCGAGAATGACCGAGAAAATGCCGCTTCTATCGCAAATCTCGCGGCTAACGCAATGCAGGAACTAGGGTTTCAAATGGATTCCCATGACCCAAATATGGGCGATAAGACGCAGAAATATCAACGTGTAGTTATGCGTTTTACTGCCATCATTAACACTGAAACAAATACAACCTACAGGGGGTAAAATTAAATGGCTATTTCAAGCTATAACGTAGTTCTCAAAACCTCTGATACGGCTGCTGGCGCTTACACAGAACTGGTTGCCGTCAAGGACTTTCCTGACCTTGGCTCTGCCCCTGACACCATCGAAGTCACTACTCTGCGTGACAAGATGAAGCGGTACATTCAAGGTCTGCAAGATACTGGCAGTTTTGAGTTTACTTACAACTACACTAAGGCAGACTTCACAAAGGTAAAGGCTCTCGATGACAACGCACAGCATTTCTTTGAGCTGGATTTCGGCAATGACGGTGCTGGCGGTGAGGGTTCTTTCTACTTCTCCGGTCAGGTTTCCACTTATGTCTCTGGTGCTGGCACTGGCGCAGTTGTGGAAGCTAAGATTATCGTCACTTGCGATTCCGAGGTCAAGACCGAAAAGCCGTCTGCTTAATCAACAGCAAGGCGCTCTCCTGCGGAGTATGGGGAAATTCCCCTGCTCCGTGCCTTGCGCCCTTTATTGGGCGAGGCGGGAGCGCCAAACTATAAAGCCTAACTCATAGTTAAAGGAGAGCAATTATGAAAATTAACGGCAAAGACTTTTCCGTAATGGAAGTCACATTCAATCATGTTTGCGCACTTGAGGACATGGGCATTGACCTTGGCTCAAGTGGCAAAACTCTGTCTACGCTTCGCGCTTTCGTTGCGCTGGCTCTTGATGAGACTGTTGAGGAAGCCGGTGCTGACATTGAAAAGTATGTTGAGGAAGGGAACGACCTCAAGGAACTTGTCAGCGTTATGACTGAATCAATGGAGAAAAGCGGTTTTTTTCGCGCTCTCGCCAAGAAAGCAGACACGGGGAAAGCAACTGTGCAGAAAGTTCCCGCAAAGAAAGCGTAAAATACAAAAATATGCGCGATGCCATCTATAAAGGGTGGCTACCGCAAGCATTGGCAATGGGGGTTGGGTATGACACATTCTGGTCGCTCAACCCCTTTTTGTTGCAACCTTTTTATGACGCTTTCAAGATAAAAACCGACCTGACGCTTGAAACGAACAATGTCTCCGCATGGCTTAACGGAGCGTATGTTCTTCGCGCTCTCGGTGCTTCTTTTGGCAAGACGGCATATCCAGACAAGCCCACAGAATTGAATTTGACTTCCAAGCCAGAGCAAGAAAAAACAGCTAGAATGAACGCGGATGCCGCTAAATTCTATGCTTGGTCTTTGGAGTGGAACAAGATGATTAAAGAAAAACATAAACGGGAGAGTGGTGAGATAAATGGCTGATGAACTCGGTTTTGAAATCAACTCCGATGCTAGAGGTGCTATAAATGCTCTATCAGAACTTATGGATTCTCTTAGAGATACAAGTAGAACACTACAAGACACGCTAAATACAACTTCCCAAGGAAACATTGCATCATCAATCGCAGAGCAAGCAGAAGCCGCTCACGCAGCATTGGACGGTCTCGGACTCGATGAATTTGATTCTCAGGAAGCAAAACTTCAAAGCGCAGTTGCAAGCGCAAGCGCTGCATTTGAAAATCAAGCCGCAAAAATCAACATTCTTGCAGCAGAAATAGAACGCTTGGAATATCTGCAAGATGAAATTGATGATGACGATGATGCCGCTATGGATAGGAGCACTATTGCTTTAGCTAAAAAGCAGTTAGCGCTATCACAGGCACAGCAAAAGCTCGCTTCTTACGGCGTTCAACTTGAAGTTGCAAAACAGAAACTAGATGATTTTTACGATTCACAAGAAGAAGCAAATGATTCAGTTGGAGATATGGACGAGCCAGTAAAAAAGGCAACAAAAGAGAACAATACATTCCTTGCACAGCTGACTCGTTCCGTCAAAAACATCGCGTTCTATCGTATAGTTCGTGGCGTGATTAAGTCAATCACAAACGCTGCGAAAGAATCAGCAAACGCAATGGCCATTTGGTCGCAGCAATTTGACACAGGCGCGACTGGTGCTATTGCCAGCTTCAATGACAACATTTCTTCTATTGCATCAAACTTGCTGTTTGCGCGTAATGCAATTATGGCGGCGGTAGAACCCATCATCTCCGCATTAACTCCTGCATTTAATATGCTTGCATCTGCTATCGCGAACGCATTTAATGTGCTTTCGCACTTCCTTTCTGCGCTAACTGGTCGTTCGTTCTATAACAAGGCAATTAAGAACAATGTCAACTACGCAAACTCTCTGAAATCTGGTAGCAAGGCCCAAAAAGCGTTCCTTGCTGGGTTTGACGAACTCGAAGTTGTGCAAAGTTCGCAAGGCGGCGGCGCTGGCGGCACTCTTGGCGTTGACCCGTCTGCGATGTGGGAGCGTTCGGAAGTAGAAGATAGCATGAAGAGCCTGACAGAGCCGTTCCGTGCGGCACTAGATAGGATGCGTGCAATATGGGATGAACACTCCGAAGGTTTGAAGTCTGCCGCAGGTAATCTATGGCAATCTATCGGAAATTTTGCAAAGACAGTCGATACATCGTTCTTTGAAAACTTCTTCGGAGAAGGCCGCATTGGCGCACTGCTGTTCAATGATGCGTTGACGTTGCTTGAAGATACTATGAACGACCTATCAATCGTCATTAACAATATTATTGCTCCGTTCGCAAGCGGTTTTATTCAAGGATTCTCTGACTCTGCAACTGTGATTTACAAGTTTATAAGAGAAGCACTTGGCCCTGTTTATGACAAAATTCAAGACATTTTTGGCTTCATCGACGAGCACGGCGATACAATCTCTAAGATTTCGGAGAAAATCGGCTATGTTGCTGGCGTAATTGCAGCGGTTATTGCCGCAATTATGGCGGCTAAAGTTGCTATTTCTGCTGTTACGGTAGTTATCGGCGTGCTTACAAACCCCGTTGGTTTAGTTATCACCGCAATCGCTGCGCTTATTGCCGTTTTCGTAAAGCTGTATGACGAAAACGAGGAATTTAGAAACTTTGTTGATGGCATCATTCAGTGGGCGCAAGAGATTATTCCCGGCATTATCCAAGGAATTCAAGATGCTTGGGCTGGATTTAAGCAGTGGTGGAAAGAAAAGTGGAATAGCGTCATTGACTGGTTTAAGGACATTTTCGGAATCCATTCTCCGTCCACTGTCTTTAAGGGCTTTGGCGAAAACATTGTCCAAGGCTTGACTAATGGCATTAACGGATTTATTGAAAAAGTCCGTAGCGCAATTAGAAAAGTCAAGGAAGCGCTCGACCTTTCCAAGATGAAAGAAACTGCCAAAGGCTGGGGTTCTGACTTTGTGCAGGGCTTGTCTGACGGTATCAGAAGGGCAAAGGAATTGGCCAAGAGCGCCGCTGACGCAGTTGCTCAAGGCATTGCATCTGTGCTTCACTTCTCGCGTCCTGACGAGGGCGTTCTTCGCGATTACGAGAAGTGGATGCCTGATTTTATGCGCGGTCTTGCAAATGGTATTGACACTAACGCAGACTTGGTATATTCTAGTGTTAATAACCTTGCTTCCGGCATGAAGTCTGCAATGACAATACCTATGCTCGGCGTAGACAGCGTTTCCGGGCAGTTCGGTAACGACATGGGTTCTTTCACGCAAGCGCAGATGGACGCAAATGCAAGCCTTGCAGATGTGTTCTGGCAAGGGTGTATGGCTGTCGTGCAAGCAATCAATGACAATCAACTCGAAGTTAGCATTGGCGATGATGTGATTGGCAAGGCGGCTTCCAGATACAATCGCAAGCAAGCAGTAATCAATGGGGGTGCATAACAATGGCAAGTCCGCTTGACAGGCCGCTGTCAACGCAATTTTTTGTTGATGGAACGCCCCTGTATGAGCCTGATGCTGACGGCGGCATTCAGATGGAATGGAACTCCATTGCCGCAGAGGGGTCTGGCCGCACACAAGATGGAGTTATGCACATCGAGTGGGTCAAACGGAGAATCCCTAAAGCGAAGTTCTCTTACAAGGCTGTTACTAAAGAGCAGTTAGCCTACATGAATAACCTTGTTCAAGGCAAGACATTCCAGTTTACTTGCCCGAAAGAGAACGGAACTTTGGAGACGTTTGAAGCATATTGCTCCACTTCAAGCGGTTCTTCTTACAGCACATATTTTTATAATGGTCTGTATAGGGATTTTAAGTTTGACATTATCGGCACAGGAGCGTAAAATAAGAATAACAAGAACGGTGGTGTTTTAGATGTTTCAAGATAAGTTTGTTTTAGCGGACGGAACAGCGCTTCAAAGCAACATTGTTGGCGTTGACTGGACTACTTCATCAAACTCTGACAGTGACATCGCACCCGGTTCTGTGTGCGCGAGCGCTGTTGAGATTGAGTTTTGGGTCAATTCCGACAGCGCTCTTAGCGTAACACAAGGAACGGTATTGACATATTACAAGGTTTACAAGGCCGATAACGACCTTGACATAGAAACAAAAATTGGCGTTTTTACATGCGACAAGCCAGAAAAGACAGGTTCAAACAAGTATAAAGTGACGGCCTATGATAACGTCTCGCTGCTTGATGTTGATGTCACAGAATGGCTCAATGCGCTTACTTTTCCAATCACAATTAAAGACTTCGCAACGGCGCTTGCCGCTAAGTGCGAGTTGGAGCTTGCGAACGAACCTCGTCTGAATAAAGACTACCAAATTCAGAAGTTCACTGGTTCTGGCGTTAATGCTAGAGACTTGATGAAAATGGTGTGTTCTGCGTCCGGCTGCTTCTGCAATGCAGATGCTAATGGCAAACTTTTCTTTGACTGGTACAAGAAAAACGATAGAGTAATAATTTCTCCCAAAAAGAGCATTAACGAAAAGTCTTTCCATCTGTTTGATGTAGTTAATAGAAGTCTGCAAGACAATGTTCATCGCGTGCTTATTTCTGCAAAATCAGGTAGCGACACGCCTGATGGAATCCCTTACTTTGCGAATCAGTTGACTTTCTCGGACTTCGTTGTAAAGGCTATTGATAAAGTACAAGTTAGGCAATCTGATGATGATGTAGGCGTTATTTATCCGGCTGACGAGCAAGGCACTAACGCGCTTATCATTCAAGGTAATCAGCTTCTTTCAACAGCTTCCGATGCGGCACTACGTCCGTATGTCAAGAATCTGTACGATGGTCTGAATAACATTACCTATGTTCCCTGTTCAAATATTCAGACACCGGAGACACTTGAAATCAAGGTTGGCGATATTGTAACCGTAAGTGACGGGAAAAATGAGTTCGACACTTGGATTACAAGTGTAAAGCACAGTGGCGGTAAATGCACTTTTGAGAGCGTTGGTAATGCTAACCGCAACACGACTACTGCTGTAAATAACGTCAAATACAACTCGAAGCAAATGATTCTTAAAATCTCTGCAACGGTTGATGGCCTTACCGTAAAGGCTGAACAAACAGCGCAAGACATCAGTGGACTAAGTTCACAATACACGCAACTAAAACAAACTTTTGACAAGTTTGAAGTGACAGCCGTTACAGATGGAAATGTTCGCTCTAAGTTCGCGCTTGACTCGTCATCCGTTGCGATTGAATCTGGAACAATCACGTTCAAGGGAGATACACTTGTTGTTGATTCTGATAACTTCAAATTAGCACAAGACGGCACTGTACGTATCACTGGTACGCTAACTTCAAAAACAACATACAGCGAAGCTGTTATCGGTAATGGCGAAATAACATTGTCCCAGATGGTCTCTGGCGGTTCGTATAGCCCTGCCGTAAAAATTTACTCTGACAGCGTAGGCGGTTCTTACGTTCTTGGTCACATCAGAATTTACGGCAGCGATGGCTATAACGACAACCGCATTGACCTATATAATGATAGCGCTGGTTCTCACTTTGAAATGTACACTGGTGGCACACACACAAAATTCTTTGATGTTCGTGCAGATTCAAACGGTGAGGGTCATGTGTCAATCGGCGGTGTTAATGCTTTGGGCTATCTGGAATGCAAGCGTTTAAGAATTGACGGCCACAACGTTGCTTTGTCCCGTGTAAACTACACAAACTCGGAGGGAACTCCCACTTGGGAATATCTGTTGACTGCCCACCAAGGCAACGCATGGTAAAGGAGATACTATGAGTGATAACGAAGTAATTATAAATCTGCAACGAGACCTGTTTTCTGTACTCAACAACTCAACGATGCCGCTTATGGTAAAGTCCTTGGTTGTAGAAAATGCTCTTTTGAAACTTAACGCAGAGTTAAAGAATGAGCAAATCGCAAACCTGCAAGCTAACCAAGAAGTGAATTTGCACGTAGATACGTTAGAAATGAACACAGGCACGAAAGACAAACAAGCAGAAGCAGAAGAAGCAGAAAAGGAGTGATTTTCATGCTTTTTGACGGTAGAAATCGAATCCGTTTCCCGTACTCGCGTTATGGCTATACGCGAGGGAACGGCAAGGTCTGGCACGGTGGCGCTGATGTTGACGGCCTTGACGATTCAATTATTCACTTTCCGCGATATGCAGACAAGAGCATTTCCGGCACAGTAGTGACGGCAAGAATTGTCACAGACAGGCGAAACAGGACATGGGAATGGGGCTATTATGTCTGCGTTAAGCTGGACGCGAACCAAACGCCCGATGTTGTGAACTACCTTTATTTTTGCCATTGCGAGAAACTCTTGGTTAAGGTCGGGCAGAAAGTTAAAAGCGGAGACCCGATTGCCGTTATGGGAAACACTGGCAATGCGGCACTTGCTAACCCGCCTTTCAAGCATTGCCACTTTGAGGTTCGCGCATCTGCCACCGGCAAAGGTCTTGACCCTACAAAATACATCGGCTTTGCAAATGCTGTCGGCGTGTATGATTCGGAAGTCGAGGTAGAAAAGAACGACATCCCAGAAGTAAACGAGCCAAAGTCCAAGTTACAGATGATTACCATTGGCCCTGTTTCACAAGGCGATGCAGATAAAATCTACGCTACAGCAAAAGAACTATGTTTAACAGAACAAGGGCTTTACAAATCTGAATGGGTAGAGTAAAATGAACGTAATAGCATTAAGCTGTTGCTTCGTTATTGGTGCAGCACTATTTATTATTAGAGGTGGTGAGACTGAATGCCCGAAGGTTATCAATTAAAATATTCTGGTGAAAAGATTGACACGCTTCTCAAAAAAATTGACGGTATTGAAATCAAAGACCAGTTTAAGACAGTCACCGCTACATTTACCGTGGATGGCTGGACGGCGGAAAACGGCAAGTACACGCAGAGTAAGACTGTCACCAACAGTGAGACATTTACGATTAAAAACGTTCTGCCACCTCTGACAACGCAGACGGGCAACGCCAACACAGATGCCACAAAGCGCCGCAATCTTGGAACGATTGCTAGGGGAACAACAGAGTTTACAGTGACGGCAAGCAACATCACGGTAAAAATCACCGCCGACACTAAGCCTGACTGCGACTTGGACGTTACGTGGTACTTAGAGGTGTGAACATGAAAATTTACGATGCAACACTTGAGCACGAGTTGCAAAACCCCGACATGACGCTCGGCAAGTTAGAAACTGCGAAACTTGTCACGGTGCATCACGAAGCTGTACCCGCATCCGTGCGGTATGAAGTGATGACAGGAACGGTCACTGCCGATTTCCCAGATGGGCTTCGGCAGGAAATCACAACTCCAGCACAGGACGCATGGGACGAGTACGAAGAAGTGCATCGGTATGTGCCGTACACCGATGCGGAACTTGCGGATATTGCAGAAAAGGCGCAAGCAGAAAAAGATGCCGCCGATGCCGCCGCCAAGGCTTCCGAGCAAGCCGCCAAAGAGGAAGAAGCGCGCCGCGATGCCGCCGAAAAACTTAATGCGCAGGTAACATACACTGCAATGATGACAGGCACAATGATTCCCTAGGAGAACTGAAATGTACGAAAAAATTAAACTTTGGCATAAAAAAGGCTGGTGGACAGAATCTATGGTTGCCCAAGCCGTCAGGAAGGGGCTGATTACCAAAGAACAGTACAAAGCCATTGTGGAAGGGACAGAAAATGAGTAATTTTATGGGAGTGGGGATGCAAGAACTCCCCATTGGGTATATTTTTGAATTTGACCCAACTGGAATATCAGGTGCACCAGATTTAAGCACGCCAGAAAAAGTGCACAATTATTTTGGTTATGGAACGTGGGAACGGTACGGAACTGACAGGGTGACGGTTGGCGCTGGCGGAGAGTATAATGCGGGTAGTATTGGCGGTGAGAAGGAGCATACACTGAATATTGCAGAGATGCCGTCCCATCAGCATCAGCTCCACGGATGGGCAATCAGCATGGCAGCCAGCGCATCAACGCAATATGCACCAACTTACCCCTACGACAAGTACGACAACGCAAATCTTACGACCCGTCCAGTGGGTGAAGGTCAGCCTCACAATAATATGCAGCCCTACATCGGCACTTACCGTTACCGCCGCATTGCGTGAAATGAGAACCGCTAACAAAGAGGTTGATGAGCCTAAGTCCAAGTTACAGCTAATCTCTGTCGGGCCGGTTTCGCAGGGTGACGCTGATAAAATTTATAGTCTCTGCAAGGAACTTGGCCTTGTGGAGAAAAATCTCTATAAATCCGAGTGGGTGGAATAAGATGCACGTTATAAAACTGAATGGTTACAATGCCACCACAGAAAATGGTGAAAAGCTGGAACTCGGCACGTTTGACAGCTACGGAGAGGAACAACTTCAAATTGTTGAAGCGTCAGATTGGGTAAATTTAAGCGTAATAGCGACATTTAATCCCCCCAACAAAAAGCCCGTTCAAGTTGCTGTTGATTCTGTTACCGGCGTTATCAAAGTCCCAAAGGAAGCTACGGCTGACTTGTACGGCATTGGAACGATTGTGTTTGTAGGTCTTGCAGACGGCGTACAGCGCATTTCTGCCGATTGTGAGTACATCGTAAGGAAACACTCAAATGCAAGCGGCACAGAGCCAGCAGAGCCTACGCCAGACCTGCTGCAACAGGTTTTAACTCTAAGTAAGGACGCACAGACTGCCGCCAAAAACGCAGAGCAAAGCGCAAAAAATGCCGAGCAGAGCGCCGAGAACGCCGCGAAGGATGCGGCGGACACTGTAAAGCCTTACAAGGAAGAAGCTGTACAGGCGGCAACAGCTGCGGCTTTGAGCGAAAAGAACGCGGCAGAAAGCAAAGCAGCTGCACAGGAAGCTGCCGAACGCGCCACACAAGCGGGCATTGCAGCAAGTAACGCTGCCGAAGAAGCAGAACGTTCAGCAGGTATCGCCACAGACGCGGCAGGTGGAAGCGCACTGAACGCAGAAAATGCACATAAAAGCGCACTAGCCGCACAGCAGAGTGCAAATAATGCCGCAGAAAGCCAGAGTGCGGCGGCAGCAAGTGCCGCATCCGCACAAAGAAATGCAGAACAAGTGGCAATCGACGCGAAAACCGCAGTCGATGCTAAAGTTGCGGCAGCTGGCAGCGCCGATGCTGCGGCAGGTTCAGCTAATGCGGCGGAAAATTCTGCAAGCGCTGCTGCGGGAAGTGAACAGGCGGCAGGAACATCGGAAGAACAAGCTGCGGCAAGTGAACGTGCTGCAAAGGAGAATGCTGATGCTGCGGCTAAATCAGCGCAAGCAGCGCTGGAAAGTAAAACAGCTGCGGCAACCAGCGAGGGAAACGCTGCGGCAAGTGCGAAAAAGGCACAGGACGTTGCAGACAGCTTGCCAGCAGATTACGTGACCGCAGTGAATGATATTGCTACGCTGAAACAGCAGGTGGCAAACATCACGCCCGATGACAGCGCCATTGGCGGCAAGCCGTGGAGTAGCAAGCACATCATTGATATGCTCTGCCCGCCTCTGGAAGAGAGCGGCAACCCTGTTGTGTGCTACCCCGTTGCGGGATATGCGCTGGGCTGCAAGGTGAATTGGGAGCCGACGCAGGAGGGAAGCGGAACGCCAAGCCCCGAAAACATTCGTCCCATCAAGGGCAGAGACAGTGTGACGGTGGAGCGGTGCGGGGAGAATTTGCTGGATAGTGTGCCGGAGCTTCCGATTAGAATCTATAAAGGTTCGCCAAACGTTGTTGTGCGCAGCGTTCCGCTGCCCGCTGGGCAATATACCATGAAAGTAAGACTTGATGTGACTCCGGGTAGCGATGCGATTACCAATGCACTTATCAAGTATGAGATGGCAGACGGCACAGAGAAATATTTTGTGCCGAAAGCGTCAAACGAAACAAGCATGACTACCGCGTTTGAAACTGCAATAAAAGCGATTACTGTTGTGAATTATGGCAGTATTGATGGGAATATTACCGGGATTTCGCTTGTACCGGGTGCTGCCGCGGGAGACTTTGAGCGGTACAACGGGCAGACCACCCCCCTGACCCTGCCTGAAACCGTGTATGGCGGTGAGGTGGACGCGGCGACGGGAGATGGAAACAATAACACAAAGGTTATCACGCTGGACGGCAACAAACTGAAATTCAGTCAATCCACCATCTATTTAAACCTCCCGATGCATTCTGCACCGGGGATTTCAGCACGTGGAATTATTTGTTGCAGTCACTTTAACAGCAAGCGTTTTGGCGTGAATACAAATTACGAGTTTTGTTTTATATTAGCGCCTGATATAGCTGATCTGTTTGCCAACGTTGACGACCTGAATACCTACCTTGCCGCCCAGTATGCCGCTGGCACACCCGTACAAATTGCTTACAAGCTGGCAACTCCAACGCCCTTCACCGCAACCGGCGCACAGCCGCTGCCCGCGCTTGCAGGAGCGAACACCGTACTGACTGACGCCGACAGCGCGACCGTTACTGGACGCGCAGACCCAATTAAACGGATCACCGATTTGGAAGATGCGGTTGCGTCTCAAACATGAAAGGAGTAGTTACCATGGCGATTAAAAGTAAAGCGCGGCACGATTTAACACTGCGCAGTATCAAGCGAGAGATTGCAGCAGGCCGTGATGTTGCGTTTTGGCTTGATAAGGCGTACACGCACTACGACAACGGCCTGCTGACCGAAGAGGACATTGCAGAGGTGGAGAATCTTGCGCAGGAATACTACGATGCGCTGGACGCTGCATCTGACGTAACATCGGAAAATGCCGAAACGAATGAGCAGATTGAAAATGATGCTTGACAACTTTGAGCTGGTATGCTACACTACAATAAAAAGAGGTGATACAAGGTGGATATTTTCATGAATGTTGCTTCGATGGCATCTATTACCGCCATTGTTGAGCTTATCGCTTATGCGTACAAGACAAAGACCTCGGCAGACAATAAGTGGATTCCTGTCATCTGCATGATTGCTGGCGCAATTCTTAGCATTGCTGCTTGGGTTGTTTACCCGGCTATTTACCCTGCCACGGATGCGTTTACCGCGTGTGCAATGGGCATTGGCTCTGGTGCAACAGCTGTTGCGCTGTATGAGGGCATTTTCAAGTCCTCTAATAAATAATAGGGGTGTTTGAAGATGCGCACTAAGAAAGCAGAAATTGCAAGTCAAAAGCAAATCGGTGATGCAGAGCCGATTGCTGTTTCTACTGACGTAGTTCCTGATGAAGTTATGCCGGTAGAAGATATTCCTCAAGCGAAAGAGTATCAAGTCTTTGTTCGATTCGCAAGCCGCGAAAATGCAGAGAACTTTAAGTTCAAGTTAAAGTCTCTTGGCTACGACAATGCAGAGTTGAGCGAGGTGTGACTTATGCCGACAGAAGTTGCCCAAAACGTTTACATGAACTATGGCGTTCTAGGCTGCGTTATCGTGTCGTTTTTCATCCTGATTTGGTGGGTCGTTAAGACTTCCAAGGAACGCGAGGATAAGCTATACAGCATAATTGAAACCCTTTCAAAGGAACTTCCAGAAATCCGAAAAAACCTTGAAGAAATCAAGGACAAACTGTTTGATGATTAAGGTGTGAATCCAATGGATGTTGATACAAAGCTGGACATGGTGAAAGACCCTACCAGCGGGACAGATAATTACATTTCACAGTTTGTGTTTGAATCTTGCGAAATGCGTCACGAGAAGCGCGAGAAGCGATATTTTTCGATTATCGTTCTGCTTATTGTCCTGTTTGTTGCAACAAATGTTGCGTGGCTGTTCTATGAAGCACAGTTCCAAGTGCAGACATCAGAAACAGTTACAACCACTACAACGCAAACAGTTGACGCAACACAAGAAACTGCTAATGGCGATGCAAGCCTTGACGTTACGGCGGGTGGTGATTAACAATGGCAAAGCAGAAAGTACGCATTAAGACAGTTACCACAACAACGCGGACTAAGACAAGAACCCGCGTTAGAAAGAATCAAAGCAATGGCAAAAAGAGTGGTAAGTGAGGATATTTCTAACCGAGAGTTATCCGAATTGATTGATTTGTGGGTAAGAGGCGAAACGCCGAGAGCTGTTCTGAAACGCCGTCTGATTGACGAGCGGACATTTGACCAGCTTTCGGAAGAATTTGGCTACTCCGTCCAGCGAATCAAAGTTATCACCTATAAAGCCGAAGAACAACTGTTCAAACACATCTGAATAATAGACAAATAAAAGCCTTATCGGGACTTCTCGATAGGGCTTTTTCTTTTTATAATTGAATCAGAAACGAGGTGTTAGACAGTGCAGATGCCTATGTATGGCTCACCAATGGGCTACAATCAACCGTATGGCGGCTGGCAAGCCCCACAACAGCTTTATCAACCGCAGACGAATAGTTTTATGCCTAAGGCGCAGAACGCCCCAGACGGCCTAAATCAAGGTTATGGCTCAATGCCTTGGATTTTTGTTTCCAGTGAGGAAGATGCGAGAAATCGCATTGTTCAGCCAAATCAAACAGCTTGGTTCATGGATAACAACAATCCGTACTTCTATGTAAAGTCTTGCGATGTTTCCGGCGCTGTCACATTCAAGAAATTCAAGTTCTCTGAAATGTCTGGCGAACCGGCTACAGATTGTAAGCAGTTTGACGAGAGCAAAATCCGTCAAATCGTAGATGAACGGCTCAACGAATTATTGAATCTTAAAGGAGATATGAAGAATGAATCCTCTGACTTCTCTGTTCCAACAGGCGACACCCGCCGCGTCAACACCAAATCCGCAAAGTAACCCGATGCAAATGATTCAGATGCTTGGACAAGTGAAGCAGATGGTCGGCTCTCGGAATCCGAACGCTGTGGTTGATGAACTTGTAAAGACCGGAAGATTCAGCCAACAGCAGGTAGACCAAGCGAAAAAGATGGCTGAACAGATTTACCCGCAAGTAAAGAGTTTCCTTTAACTAGCAGTTAAGCAGTAGTGCGCAATATTGCTTTTCTCAAATATACAATTTTATGAAAGGTGGAACTTCTCATGGCAATGGAAGATTCTGGTAGCATGATGTCCCCTGCCGATATTGCCGCTCTGACCAAGGGCAGCGGTTCTGGCGATGGCCTGTCTTGGCTCGTGTTGATTATCCTGTTCTTTGGTTTCATGAGTGGTGGCTTCAGTGGTGGCTTCGGCTGGAATCGCAACGGCGAACTCGGTCAGTACGCTACTGCTGCTTCCCAGCAAGACATTCTGTTCGGTCAGCACTTCGGTCAAATCAATGACCGTCTGACCAACATCGGCAACGGCATTTGTGGCCTTGGCTACGATATGCAGGGCAACATCGCCAATCTGGGCAAAGAGATTGCGCTCGGCCAAGCTAACTTGCAGCTGCAAGAAAGCAACGACACCGCGACTCTTGCTTCCCAGCTGGCACAGTGCTGCTGCACTACCCAGCGCGGGATTGACAGCGTAAACTACAACGGTGCTATCAACACCGCCGCCATCAACAAGAACATTGATGACAAGTTCGCAGCTCTGGAAAAGGCTGGCCTTGAGCGCCAGATTCAAGAGCAAGCTGCTAAAATCAATGCTCTGGAACTTGCTTCCCAGATGGCTGGCGTTGTTAAGTACCCCATGAGTTACGCTTACAGCGCGGGGCCGTCCCCGTTCTGTGGCGGCTGCTCTGGCTGCTACGCAACCAACGTCTAACTTTGACTTAGACACGCCCTGATGGCGAGGTGACAGGCAGGGCAGGAATTACTTGCCCTGCTTTTTATTTTATCAACATAAAATGAGGAATACACAAAATGGCTAAAGCACTTGGTTATTACACTTACACCGGCACTACAGAGGTTGGCGCTGGCGAAACACTCCCTATCACAAACACAATCCGTCAGTACGGCAACTGCATCCGTCTGGCAAACAACTCTGTTGTTATCCGCTCTACCGCTTGCCCTTGCAACGCTGAATCCGTTTGCGGTTACTACACTGTTTCAGTCAACACAACTTTGACTGCATCTGCCGCTGGCACTGTTACGGTTTCTCTGTATCAAGACGGCCAGCTTGTCCCCGGGGCGGTTCAGAGCGCCACTGCCGCCGCAGCAAACGACCTGATGAACTTCTCTATCACTGCCCCTGTCCGCGTGTATCGCGGTCAGCTGTCCAGCAAACTGCAAATCTATGTAAATAGCCAGCAAGTCAACACAGCGAATGTTGCAATAGAAGTTGTTAAGGAGTGATTTCCGTGGCAGTTTCCGATGTCTTTTCAAGAATAAAAGCGCATCAGGTCGAGGGGGTTATGTTCCACGACCAAATGCGCCAATACTTTGATTTCTTGAATTTAAAAGGCTTCAAACGTATGCACGAACACCACTACAAAGAGGAATCTGACAGTCTAGTAAAAACTGATTCGTTCTACATGAGACACGCAAACTCGTTCATCCCGGAATACTCTGTATCAACTCAAAGTTACATTCCGCAGAACTGGCGCAGTTATCGCAGACAAGATGTAGATGCCACCACAAAGCGCAGAGCTGTAAAGGACGCAATGGCGAAGTGGGTGGAATGGGAACGACAGACTAAAGATCTCTACTCCACAAGCTATAAGGAACTTTTGAACGATAACGCGATAGATTTTGCAGAGTTCGTCAAAGAGAATCTTGTACTTGACGTGTCAGAAGAACTTGCGTTTGCTGAAAGCATGTACATGGAACTGGAAAACTGCGATTACGACATGGTTTATCTTGCAGAGATTCAGCCAGATTACAGCAAAAAATTCAAGAAGTAACTCCTATTTAGCCGCATTGCTTTTACGCTTTGCGGCTTTTTTTGCGCTTATGCGATGCCATTTGTTCCATTCTTTGATTGTGGTTTCATCGCCTTTTTCAACGGAAAACTCTACTGTAAAGAACTCATATCCGCAGTCTTTGCAGATTCTCTTTCTGTAATTTGTATTCTCTGGCGGTGCAAATACATTATCTTTGACATACACATTCCAGCTACCGCATTTTTCACACAGCACTATTGTTGCTCCTATCCTGTACGGCAACACCGTCAATAGCCATGCACAGCTTATCAGCGTTGTCAAGCGTTCTTTCTTTTCTGTAGTTTTCATTTGCCGTTGCCGTGCGCTTCACGGTGTCAGCGAAAGCCTTGATTGTGGAATCAAGCTGTTCCTCACGAAGCCTGTCTTGCTCATAACGCCGAGTTATCTGTGCCTTAGTCTTGCCAGCTTCTTCCTTTGAGATTCCACCTACCTCATAGAGCTTGTAGAGGTATCGAAGCGCTAGGTAGGCACTTTGTTCAGACCCGCGCAAAAGCGTCTTAAAATCGCTCCTAGCCCCCTTGTAGGCCATTTGAGCGAGTTCCTCAATAGTGTACTCTTTTTTTGATACTCCTGCCATTGTATTTATTCCCCTCTCATGTTGCTTTCGCTTTCACAAGCCCAAAATCCAAAAATGAGCGCCCACAGAACACTGCTATTTTCAAATAGAAATGAAACTATAAGAATTAAAATGAACAAAACTGCCCCAATGGAAGCTCCTATCAAATCGACGATGTCATCTTTAGCGATTCTTCTAAGCATGGTTATCACAAAAGCGGCAATCGAACAAATCATCAGAACTGTTTTAAACTCCATCTTATTCACCTCACAGATGTGCGCCGACTGCAACCGCAAAGAACAATGCAAACAGTGCGAACAGACCAATAGTTACGAGAACGTAACCAACAATAGTGTCAAAACTCTCATCTTTCAAGATACCGAACACGATTTCAAGAAATACAGCAAATACAAACAATGCACTAACTGCTGTAAAACAACCCATAACGAACGTCATTTTCTATTCACCGGCTTTCCGTATTTGTACTCCATATTTGTACTCCATCTGTTTTTTAAAGGTAATGTAATCGTCAACCATGCTGCGGAACAGGGGTTCCATCCATTTTTCTTCTGTATCATACCACGTAACCATGTCCGCAAACTCTCCGTAAGTTGAATTGTAAACATGGCCAATCCAAAGTTTATCTTCATCATCATAATAGTAATAAGCGCTGTAACCTTTGTATTCTGGCAACTTGTGGATTGTGTTTCGTTTACCCATGATTTCACCTACTTTGATAAATTTTTAACAGGTCGGAACTTTGGCTTCTATGCTTCGCGTGTTCCTTGCTTTCGCAAGGATTAGGCCAATAGAGCGAAGCGCCTCTTTCGGCTTAGCCGATTACCAGTTCAGCTTTGGTTCATCAACTTTCTTTTTAAGATTTTTCTTTCTATTATTTAACTCTCTATTATCTAACTTACTATTTTTGGTTCGTAGTTGACTACTAACCCCACTCGTAGTCAACTTGCCACCCCCTGCGTAGTTGACTACTCCTGCACACTCGCTACTTATTAACCTTAAGTACGAATCTCCGAATCCGACATATGTAAATGTTCCATTGCTTTCTTTTTTGCATAGAACGCGGAGAATTCCAAAATGCTCCATTTTCTTGAATCTGTCTGACAACGCCTGTTTAGAAATATTCAGAATCGGTAAATCTTCTAGCACCTTTTTATAGGTGAAGAAAGCATACTCGTGTGCGCCATCTTTAATTTTGCTCATTTTCGGATAGAAGTCCACAAGCCAACGGAGAATTTCTAGGTCTGTGCAATCTATCCGAATTGTTTTGTCTTTTCCGTGCGAATCTTTAACGGTGTCAACCATTGAAAGAACCGCTTCTTGCGAAAACCCATTAACGAACAATTTCATTTGGTGTCTCCATGTATAAAAAGAAAAGCCTGCTTTGATTGTAGTGATGGTTACAACCAGAGCAAGCCCGAAGTCCTATTTAGTTGTTTGGCTTGTTTAGCCCATCACCTCTAAACAAGACTTCTGATTACCTCTTTATTATAGCACAGCAGAATTGCACTTGCAAGCATTATTTTCAAAAAATATTCCTGCGAAAGATATTGACATCCTTCCGAAAGAAGCGTATAATAAATGTATCGGAAGCGAGAGAATCCGAGAAAAACAGAAACGGCAGAAACAGAAAAGGAGAATAACTATGGACGCAGTTAAATTTTTCAAGACGGTAAACATGTTATGCAAAAATCAAAGCTGCGAGGAATGTCCTGTTTACAAAAATGACATGTGCTGCATGGTTGGGTTCGACGACGATTCGATTAAAAGCATTGATTCGATTAAAAGCATTGAGGAAACAGTTTCGAAAGTCGAACAATGGGCAAAAGAGCATCCCATCAAGACCCGCCAGAGCGAGTTTTTGAAGAAGTTTCCGAATGCACCTATTGATAAGGGCAATGGCGTACTATTCGTTGACCCATGCACGGTAGACAGTACCCAAAAAGGCAATAAATATTGCAATGTATCTTGTACAACTTGCCGCAAAAATTACTGGCTCACGGAGGCAGCAGACAATGACTAACATCACAATCCTACGACCCGGCGAACACTTCATGTTCAAAGGCTTCGAGTGGGTCTGTCTTGACCCGAATCACCCTGACGGCGGCCTGTTGACAATTATGGCAAAGCCGTGGTCAAAAGAAGTAAAATTCTGTCCAAGTGATAAATTTGCAGACGAAAGGGGCAACTGGAATAACTACCGCACCAGCAATGTGCGGGGAATCTTATCCGATATGGCGAACGCTGTTTTTGACGAAAAATGTCTACTGTCGCATACCGTTGACCTTGTTTCAGACAACGGCGACAGAGCCTATGGAACAGTGAAAGACACCGTTTTCATTCTAACCTGTGACGAGTACCGCAAGTACCGTGACTACATCCCGTACTACAACAGTCGGATTTGGACTGCCACACCATGGTTTTGCGGTGACAAAGATTCCGACACTGGATGCGCGGCCATGGTTCGCTCTGTGGACATTGGTTGTCGGTTTGGCTGTGCTAGTGCATGCCTCGGCGGTGCTATCGCACCGGCTTGTATTCTCAATCCAGAATTTCTAAATCTGCGAAAAGACATGGCGTATGTAGAGGATGTATCAGAATGAGCACAGTAATAGACGAGGATTTCGGAACAATTTGCATTTGTGCTGTTCGTTACTGCTTCGGCAGACAGACATATATGCCAAGTCTTGTACAGGATTTCGTTTGCAGGAACTTCAAGTATCTCGACGACAACGTACTCCAAGTTATGGTTGATGACATCAACTTTGCGGAGCGAATCAATCAGCTTGGCGATGAACGAATTGACAAACCGGATTGGCTAAAGTTTAGAGAGAGAATCAACTCTGAATTAGAGAAAAGAAAGGCTGAACAAAATGCGTGAATCAACAAAAAACACGATTTCGATGCTTTCCGATATGTGGAAAAGAAACTCGCCTATGGCAGATTTTGACGCATTTGCGCTTGTATGCGAGATTGCTGACGCTTACCATAATGACACGGTTTCTGCGGAGTCTTGCATGGATGAGATTCTTGCGCTTGTAATTGCGAAGGATATTAGCACAAAGGAACGCTTTGACAATATGCAAAAGGTGATTTCAAGTGAGTAAAAAGACAGGCAGAGTTCAGTTTGATGAAACAACTCACACTTACACGCTGGATGGCGTAGAGTTGCCGAGTGTGACGCACATCATCCGTTACCTAGCAGTTGATAAGGCGAATAATGCAGACCCGAACATGGCTCTGATGGCGCGAGAGCGCGGCTCTGCGGTGCATGAAGCTACAGTAATGTATGATCACTCTGGGGAGATTCCAGACGATTTTCCGGCTGAATATGCACCGTATCTGGAAGCCTATGTGCAGTTTGTGAGAGACTATAAACCCGGTTGGGAACTTATTGAGCACCAAATGGGCAATGCGACTTTAGGATTTGCTGGCACTCTTGATAGGTTTGGGGTCATTGATGATAAGTTGTGCATACTTGATATTAAGACGAGTTACAAGGTTGACATTCCGAGCCTGTCTGCACAACTTACAGCTTATCACGACCTGCTGTTAAATGAGCAGTTTGAAAGGCTGGAAAACGCAAATATTCGGCATCTCGGACTTCAACTTATGCGCACTGGAAAATATCGTTTGTATGAAACAGACTGTGAAAAAGGCAATGACCTGTTTTATAGCTGCCGTAGAATTTATAAGACAATGGAACAGATGAAAGGGATTCGATACGCGGTCAAATAATAATTGCAAGCAAGTAAGCAAAGGAGATTAAAATATGAGCGAAGCACTTACTAATTATGAGCCGGTTGCGGCCATCGTTCGCACTGACCACGAAAACTACAAGCTGACAATCGGTAACAAGCAAATTCTTTTGAAGCGAGACACCGACTTCGGAAAGTATGGAAAAGCAAACAAGCCTAGCTTGCTAAAATCTGGCGCAGAAAAAGTTTTGATGGCTTACGGCGTTGAATCTCGGTTCATTCTGGAACAGGCCGTTGAGAACTTTGGTGATGCAGATACCCCGCCGCTGTTCTTCTATCGTTTCCGCTGCGAACTCTGGAAAGGCGAACAGCATATTACAGACGGCTATGGCGTCGCCAACTCTAACGAAAGCGCTTGTGGTCGTGCTCTTAAATGGGATTTAGCCAATCAGCGCATTAAAATTGCGAAAAAGCGCGCGATGGTCGATGCTTGCCTTATGATTGCACAGATTAGCGGAATGTTCACCGCCGATATGGAAGATTCTACGCTCGAGGAACAGCGCTTTGAGGACGTTGCCCGCGCAGTTACTCGTCCTGATGACCTTATCAGTGCGAAGCAGGTCAAGCGTCTGTACACTCTCTGCTCCCGCAACAGCGTTGATTCCGACACTGCCGCAAAGGTTATCGCTGACGCTGGTTATAGTTCTGCAAAAGAGATTAAGCAGAAAGATTATGACGCAATCTGCAACAAGATTGAATCTTTTTCCGAAACCGTTGAGGGAGAAGTCGTTAAGTAAAAGTTAGGAGTTGTCTTATGCGCGTTAAAGTTGGAGCAACCACTTCATGGTTTGATAATGGGGATGAAATAATTGAGAGGTATCCATTTCTCAAAGACCCTCGTTTCAAACTTGAACGTGTCATAATCGGCAAAAAGAGAGAATTTTTTGATTGCAAGTCAGGAAAATGGAGCACGCGAGATGTAAGCACCCTTTACGTCACAATTGATAAGCTCGAAGATTTTCAATATTTCGTGAAGATGGTAAAGAAAACAAATGAAGATGTCTATAACGGGCAGACGATTTTCATGGTTGACGATGACAACAATTGGGAGTTGGAAATCTACGATGGCTACCGTGGATAAAGGATAAATTTAAGTAAGGAGATATAACCATGATTAAAGTTGGCAACACTTACCGGCTGTTCCGGGTTAAGCAGTATATGAGCAAGAAAGGCAATCCGTATGTCCGCGCAAGTTTGAGCGATTCAGTTCGTCAGCAAGACGGCACTTACAAGGATTTCGGCTGGTATCAAGTCACAATTTTCAACAATGTTGATGAAATTGTCAATGCTGGTCGAATCAAGATTACTGCGATTAACAGCATCGAACACGCTATCAACGATTACAACGGCAAGCGCTATGAGAATTACTCGCTTGTTATCGAGGGAACCGCCGCCGCGAACAGCAGAGGTTGCAAGCCTGACTATGAATCGGCCATGTACGACTACAAGCAGCCTACGCAGGGTGAGCGCAGTCTTGACCTTGACCCTGTTCCGGGCGAAGTTCCAGACCTTCCTTTTTGACGTAGCAACGTAATATTTTTAATGCAGGGTGGAGAAATCTTCTCTGCATTTTTATTTTGCAAAGCTATTGACAAGTAAGCTAAATAGTGGTATAGTAGACATATAGAAAGGAGCTGCGTTAAGATGACAAACGAGGAAGCAATCAAGAAACTTGAAAAAATTCGCAGAGACATTGATGGAATTATCGCAGAGTTAAAAGACGGCAACGCGGAAGTCAAAGTTAAGGAATCAGAGGAAACGAAGGCCGCGAACGAACTGTTTGACAGACTGTGGGCGCTTTATCCTCGAAAAGACGGGCGAAGCGCTGTAAGTCTGACAGCGAAGAAGCGGTTGCTCAAAGTTGGAGAGAGTGCTATGATTGAAGCAATCAACGCTTACAAGGCGACAATCCGCGACCCGAAGTACACGCTCATGGGTTCGACTTTCTTCAATACTCGCTACAAAGATTATCTCGGAGTTAAAACACAGCAGGAAGCGCCAATCGTTTACAATGGCGATGTGGCAAGATTGGAGTGGTAACTATGTGGACAACTATTTATCATGGGTATATCGGCTTTGCGATGACATTGTTCACTGCTGTCGGAGCGCTTTCCGTGTGCGTTATCGCTTGCATTGTTCTTGCAATGCTTGCAAATACGCTTCAAGACCTTTTAATCGCGTTTAAAGATAACTATGACGAGTACAGGTTTTTTATATACCATCAAGCTAACTTTGAGTTGTGGCTCGATTCTAATGGCTACAAGATGGAGTGGGACGAAGAACATGACAGGGCTAGGTGGGTAAAAGATGACAAGAAGTGAAGCTGAACAACTTGTAACTGCCAATCGCTTGCTTTACCCGCTAGACTTCTGCCGTTTTTCGGAAAACGACTTTGAAAGTCTTGCGATGTTGTATCATAAAGCGCTTGGAGCGTATGACTTTGAGAGCGTCAAAACGGCGCTTATAGAGTGCTCTAAGACTTGCCAGCATTGTATTAAGGTAAGTGATTTGTACGCGAAATTGACCCCTTTGCGTGGGCGTGACGCGCTTGCAATGCAACCACTGAAAAGGAGCGATGAAAAATGAAGTTCAACGGTGTTCCTATCAAATGCGGTGATTTGCATTTTTGGACTATGGTTAATAGAAATGGAGTTGGAAAGCCGCATAAACTTGAGAACTTTATGAACGCATTCCCAACGGCAAATATTCTGCAAGTAACCCAATATGTGGCTGGTTCTTGCCTATACACGACAATTTGGTTCGTTGATGAAAAGGAGACAAAATGACACCACTTGATTCCGAAACTGCGATGATTGGCTGTCTGCTGGTTCAGCCGTCAATCTGCTGCGATGACGCTTTCTCCGAGTTAAGCGAAGTCATGTTCTCCGATGAGGGTTGCAGAGAAATTTTTAGAATCTGCAAAAATGCCTATCTGGATAAAAACGGCGCTTATGACATTGCAAGCATCGCTTCTAAGATGAACACAAATTGCAAGAAGCTGGCAATGAGATACGCGGAAACACTTCCGTCTGTTTCTAACTGGAAGTTATATATGCAGGGCGTGAAAGACGCTTATGTGACGCGGGAAGCAATCGCAAAGGCAAACGACCTGTTGAATGCCACAGCTTTCGGAAACCCTACCGTTGACGAGTTACAGGTTCTCGCGGAGAACATTATCAAACCGTTCAATGGTGTTAAGGAAGCGGAAAGCACAAACGCAAAGAGCGCAGTTGACATATTTGAGCAGGAACAGAAACGCTCGCCGGAATACTTCAAGTTTGGCATTCCGACACTCGATGATTCTTCTTTTGTGGAAGCTGGCGATTTGGTCGTCATTGGTGGCAGACCGTCAGCCGGTAAAACTGCCGTTAGCATCAACTTCATGATGTACATGGCAAGAAAGCACAAGTGCGTATTCTTTAGCTTTGAGACACGCAAAGAGAAGATTATCGACAGAATGATTGCGGCTTATTGTGGGATTCCTCTTTCCAACATTAAGCGCAGATGCCTGACAGATGAAGATAAAAAGCGGTGGCTGGAAGCAAAAGCAGAGTTTGCTAAATTGGACTTAGAGATTGTGGAAGCTGCTGGTCACACCGTAAGATGGGTTCGCAATGAAGCAGTAAAGCGCGGCGCAGAAGTCATCTTTGTTGACTACCTCACAATCGTCAAATCGCATGGCAATGGTCGTTACGAAATGACGACAAATGCAATCAACGAACTGCACGTTATGGCGCAGAACGAGAAGATTGTTACAATCGTTCTTGCGCAGATTAACCGTCAAGCGGCAGCACAAGCGCCGACAGTGGCAGACTTGAAAGAATCTGGCGGCATCGAAGAAGCAAGCGATATGATTATCCTCTTGCACAACGCCTATGAAGATGGCTACAAGATGATTCTCGGAAAGAACAAAGAGGGTCGCGTTGGTACAATCGACTGCGTGTTTGATTCAGAAAAGCAGACAATCAGAGAACTCGGAGTAGACGAAGATGGTTTTCAAGACTGCTCCGGTCAGCAGTTGCCGTTCTGAAAGGTGGTAAATGATGTTAAGCGCAACGCTTATTTTATTTGTGACGTGGATGTGGTTTAAGTCCGGGTTAAGCATTTGGTGTCTTGTTTTCGCATGGGTTCCGTGGTTGCTCGATGATTTTTATAGGTGATTTACGCATGAAAAAAGCAGAGTATAGAACGCCAAGCCGTAAAGACGGAAAGGCGTGGGATTTTAAGTGGTTGCTCGAGGAAAGTAAATGGTATGCGATAAAGACGAATCGCAAAGAGAAGAAATTTCTGAAAGATTCGCTTACTCGCAGTTATCGAAGAAAGCAAAAACAGGGGAAACTTGATGCAGAACAGGAACAAGAATAAGACACGCTCGCAAATAGGGCGCACAAGCCGTACAAAGGGTAAAGTCGGAGAGCGGGAAGTTGCTCACCTGTTTATCGACAACGGCTTTCCTGACGCTCACAGAAGCGCACAGTGCAGAGGTAACAGCAAAGACGGTGAAGCAGATGTTGCCGGAACTCCGGGCATACACGTTGAAGTCAAGCGTGTAGAGAAGTTGAACTTAGAGAACGCAATGCAGCAGTCAATCAGGGACAGCGAATTGCAGAAAGACGGAATCCCGGTTGTGATTCATCGCAAGAATGGCGCTGAATGGCTGGTAACAATGAGATTTTCGGATTGGGTTGAGTGGTATAAACATGAATATTCAGAACAATGAAGAACGGAAATGCGGTTACTGCGGAACTTCGTATAGTCATATTATCTCCCGGGGGAAAATCATTCAACCGGCATGGTATCGTGACAAAAATTATGGATGGCTGTGCCGAACTTGCGAAAACAGAAAAGCAAAAACTGGCTCCGTTATTCCGTTGAGATACAAAAAGATTTCTGCTAAGTCAAAGTTAATGCAGGAAGCGAATATGGCTCTGTGCGGCACATGCTGGACTTGCAAGGATGTTGAAATTCACTTCAATCATTGCAGGAAGCAAGGCGAAATTGAGTTAGACGATTACACGCTTGTTTGCAAAGAGTGTGGTCGCAAAGTCATCTGGAAAAAACCAATCAAAGAGTTTTTGACTGCAAACATGATTCCGTGTGACTGCGAAATCGCTAAGTTCACTTGTGTAAACGAAAATCGCACGAATCGTACAAATTTTGTGGCAGGTCAGGCAACAATTCTAAAGGCAATCGCAGAGAATCCAAGTAAGAATTACTCTGAAATCGCAAAAATGTGTGGCGTGTCTCGGCAGAGGGTTTCGCAGATTAGAGAGAGCGCAAGAGCTTACTACGAAAAGAAGGTGATGGAAAATGGGCAGACCAAAGGGCAGTAAAAACAAAACTCCTGTGCGTACATACAGGGATGAAAACAATAACTTGGTGTTAGCAAGTGAGCCTTTCGTGCCTAGCGAGCGATTCAAGCAAGGTGAACCACCACCGCCGCCCTGTGAGGACAAGGGAAACATCAGAGCACTGTTGCAAGGATTGTCAATCACGCTGAAAAGCCCGGATAAAGTAACGGCTCAAAAGGTTCTTGACTGGGAAATAAGCTATCTAAATTATATTTACGACAGCGATGTCTACCTGATTCCTGATTATCTCGGCTGGTGCAGTTTTGTTGGCATAACTCGCAGACAGATGGATTACATCCAGTCTACGAAGATGCGCAAGGAATCAGTCATTGACGGAAATGGAGAGGAAATCTTTGCTTCTGCGTCTGAACTGGTTCAAAAGGCAAAAGATGACTTCATGGCTATTAAATCGCAGTTAGGATTGAGCGGAAAGATGCCGCCGCTTCTTTATGTTGGCATGATGAACAACGGCGGTGGCTGGTCTCCGAAACAGGAAATTCAAATTTCCACAACGAACAATCCTGTCGCAACTGCAAGCAACGCCGAGCTTGACAAAATCCTTGCAGACTATGAGCCAGACAAAAACAGCAAAACTATTGATGGAAATTTTCAAGAAATCACTTGACAAACGGAATGTAATGTGGTATAGTAAAGACACAGCAGGAAACAAGCAAATCGCTTGAAAGCCTAATCGCTGTGATGAATACATAAAGGAGAATGTATTATGAACTTCAATGAATTTGGCAAGGCTTTTTCGGAGTATTTCGACGATAAGGGCAGTAACCGTAAACTTATTGCCTACATCGAAGATAGGGATTCCAACGACGTGCTTCTCGCAACGTGCTGCACGCAAGAGGAAGCAATTCAGATGATTTTCGTCATCGCCCGCAAGTGCGGCATCACGCTCAAAGAACTGGCGTATATGTGCATCGCAATCGACAGCGACAAGGACGCAAGCAGGGCGCTTGAGGGCCTCGTCAAGGAGAGCAACAAACAGGAGCGGCTCAAGAAGGCAATCGCAAGCGTTGAGAAAGCAAAGGCTGCAACAAGCGTCGGGAAAGCGGATATTGCGCTCGATACGTCTGGTAATCCTGACCGCAATGCTGATAAAAACAACGATGAATCGCAGAAGTCACCGAAAAATGAAGATTGCGATTTTGACAAGTGCGACGAAATCGCAGATGTAATCAGCGCGGTTCTGATGGATGTTCTTAAATCGCTGGATGACTAATCGCTAAATCGCAATTAAGCAATCGCTAATCGCTAAAAGTCAAATCGCTAATCGCTAATCGCTATATAGCCCCACTGACCGGGAGACCGGCTGGCGGGGCTTTTTTGCTGTCCGGTGGCGTTCCCCTGCCCTGCCGCGCTGCCTCCCAGTTGATTTTCCCGTCAAAAAATCATTGAATCAATCAAAAATTCAGTCAATCAATGCAAAACAAAGTATATATAATATATAATATATACTACATCTAACAATATGCCGCCACACGGTAGGGGAGAGAATAGTGCATATTTGTGAGACAAATGTCCATAAAAAAGTTGTTGACAAAATTGCCAAACGGCGATATACTAGCATTGTTCCCAGACGGAACGACACAACACACACAACCAACACACCAAAAGGAGAAAACCATGGAAAGCATTCTGTACCGTAACAAGAGAAATACCTATTCTGTTGATAACAGCGTTATCAAGGCGGCAGTCAACGAGGGCAAACCTGCGAGCGCCTACGTCGAGCGCATTATGTGCAGCCGTGACGGCAGACTTTTTGAGAAAGTACCCAACGAATACCGCTACACTTGCAATGGCGAGGTCATTGAGCGCGGGGTCAAAGAGGATTTGCAAGTCTGCATTAAGAATCTGAATGAAGCTATTGCGGAATATGCCGACGAACACGGCGCAGCGCGTAAAGAGCGCAACGAGGACGCGCACAAACCGCAACCAGCCGGAGCAATGCCCACAGCGCAAGCGGCAGACTTTACGGCAGCAGGTGCGGCTCTGGCAATGCTGGCGCAGATTAAAGAAGAACAGGTTTTCAACAAAGTCTGCGCCGACCTTGACGCTTTTATCTTTGAGAAATACGGCAAACTGCCGCAAAAGGAAATTGTGGTAAAGCTGCCTGACGGCAGTAAAAAGAGCGCTGGCGGCATCCAGCACGAAAAATTTGAGACTATCCTCAAATACTTGACTGCCGATGTGCCGGTATTCATGAGCGGCGCAGCAGGAACGGGCAAGAGCAGCATTGCAAAAAATGCCGCTAAAGCGTTAGGACTTGACTTTTACTTTTCCGGTGCTGTAAATGATATTTACAAGTTCACCGGATTCATCGACGCTAACGGTCATTACAGTAAAACTCAGTTTTATGATTTTTGCGTGGGCGGCGGCGTGTTCTTCCTGGACGAGATGGACGCAAGCATCCCGGAGGTGCTTGTGGCGCTTAACGCCGCGATTGCAAACCGTTATTTCGACTTTCCTTGCGGCAAAGTTGAGTTAAACGAAAACTGCCGCTTTATCTGCGCAGGTAACACATACGGCAACGGTGCTGACGCGCAGTATACGGGTCGTTATCAGCTTGACGCAGCGACGCTTGACCGTTTTGCAGTTGTCAAGATTGATTATAGCGACGAAATTTTTAACGCCGTTACGAACGGAAACAAAGACCTGATTAGCTTTATCCACAGTTTGCGGAAAGCAGCGCAGAGTGTAGGCGCGAGTTTAATTCTTAGTTACCGCGCGGCGCAGAATGTCACCGCAATGGAGAGCGTCGGGCTGTCTACTGAAGATTGTGTACTTCAGTGCATTGCTAAGGGCTTGAGCAGCGACACGGCGCACATGATTACGGAGCGGTTGAACGGCTCGGACAAATACACAGCAGCGTGGAAGGAGTTATTCTGATGATTTACGCGCAGAAATTTGAGACGATGGACAGTTTTTTTAAATTCATAACCACCGCACGGAATAACAAAGTTTTTTCGGACTGCCACAACAGCGAAAGCAGCACGGAAAGATTCGCGGGCACAAAAAACTTTGCTGAAGCTGCTGAGCTTTTCCGCAACGGTTGGGATGCAGGTCTTGAAAAAATCAAGGCAGGGAAGGGGGGAGACTTTGCAAGCCCAGCGCCTAGGGCGCTTGTTAGAAACTACTATGTAGGGGCTTGCCCCAACGTTCCCAGAGCTTTACAGGGCTTGCCCGACGCTATGAGACAGGTTTACCGCACGCCACAGAAACAAAAAGTCGTGACTATTTTCGTTGACATGTGTGTCTCCTATATGTTGGATAAGGACAGGTATCAGAAAGTTGGCGGGTACATCTACCAAGCTATAAAAGCGATAGAAGAACAGGGGACGCGCGTCGAGATTATTACAGGTTTTGCCGACAGCATCAGCCAAAACAGGAGCGCGGCAGAAGAATTGATTATCTGCCCGGAAATCACGCTTAAAAAAGCAAGCGAGACGCTGGACGCTGGACGTCTTTCCTTTGCGCTCGTACACGTTGGAATGTTCCGCAGGTTGTGCTTTAAGTATATCGAGACTTGCCCCTGCGAATTGCTTAACGGCAGCAGGGCAGGGGACTACAGTCCGAGCGGATACGGAGTGGTAGCAATGGCAAATGATAAGATTGCCGCGAAGTTTAACAAGTACATGAAGAAAACGCATGAAAACGCGGTTGTGCTTTACATGAGCAAACTTGCACGGAATAAGGAAATCACCAGCGGCGAAAAGCTGCTTGAGCTTATTAAATCACAGTTAAAGGGGAGCGCAAACAATGACTGAACAGGAAATTATCCGAGCGGCGACAGAGTACAAGAAGAATAAGCGCCAGATTGAAGCGCTGGAAAAAGCTAACGAGCGCATCAAAGCGCTGTTAGTTGACGAACTCAAAGAGAGGGGAGGGGACTCCCCACTTGTGGCGGGGCAATACAAAATCAGCCAGAGCGCAGTAAAGCAGCAGAGGATTAACGCGGAGCGGCTGCGGCAGGAACTTCCCAGCGTATGGGCTGGTTTTGTGGTGGTCTCCACATACAAGAGACTGAACATTAACTAGGGGGTGAGCAACATGGTTTTGTTTTTCACCTTGCTGATTCTATTCGACAGATGGGCAGACCCGCCAGCGGCACGGAGAGCAAGGCGCAGGCGGCGCGGGCGATACATGTAAATTAAACCTTAAATCGGAGTAAAGGAGCGACAGCAATGAACTACCAACAGACAGCAAGAGAGATTGACGCGCTGGACGAGCGCAGCGAGGAAATCAGCGAGAGACTGGACGAGATTGAAGACGAACTCGAATACGCGGAGCAGGGGACGGAGCGCGTATATGAACTACTGGACGAGAAGGAAGAACTAGAGCAGGAGCAGCAGGAAATTGAACAGCGTAAGTCTGAATTAACAACGGACAGCTTTACAAGATGGGACAATGGATTTTGAGTAGGGAAGGGGAATAGAAAAATGTTTGGTTTTATCGGAGCGGCGCTTGCTGGCGCGGTCATCGGTTGTGTTTTAGTCATGACGGACTGAAAAGCAAAAATCCTTTTGGTGTGTGTGAATATAGAAGCAGGGCAGGGGAGAGCGAAACAGCTTGAACCTGCTTTTGCTTTTTGTTATCGTATCGTATAGGCAGCAGGGAAGGGGGAGCGGTCAATCGTCAATCGTTATATAGCAATCGTAAATTAAAATCAATCGTATCGTATATATAATATATATAGCGCCGACCAGCGAGACAAGACCAGCCAGCGGCTCAGTCACGCCATGACCGGGTCAACCCGACAGCGATGGGGTGGGGAAGTGGTTGATTCTATATTTATACGATTGATTGTATTGTATTATGATAGACTATATATAAATATAATAATACTATAAATGGGATTATAATAATAATCCATAATTATGAGATATAAATCCATGTTATATAATTCTGTGTTATGATAGAATATAGATACATTAGCAAAGGAGATGCGAGACATGAACATTTTACAAAAACATACGGCGCAGTTTTTCGGCACCGTGCAACACGACATCAAGCGCAGCGGCAAGGTGATTTATACCGCACGCGGAATTACTAATTCCGATTTAGGATTGTATGCCAACTGGCAGCAGGTGCAGCGCACCGTCAACTACAGCGCACAGTACAAGAGCAACATGAAGTTGCTTGACAGGATTCTATACCGTTAAAATGACGGTATAACGATAAAAACGCACATAAAAGGAGAAATAACTATGACTTACACAGCACACGAAATTCACGGCGGATATTATGAGACTTACAAACAGGTTGAAGTGAGCGCAAGGCTGCGCTATATGCCGTATGCACAAGCCGGATGGCGGCGCGAGAAGGACAACTATTTTACAATGATTAGCTATTCCAGCCGTATTTTTACGGCACAAGTAACCGCGTTCGGTGTAGAAGAAATCAGTGTGCGCGATGCTGATGCGGCTATAAATTATAGCCGAACGACTAGCCGCCAAGTAACGGCAGCGATGCGCGAAATAGGTTTGACAGATGCCACTATTGCAAGGCTGAAAAAGTGGTTTACAAGCGATTCTAAACACGTTACAGCCGTTTATATCGGGCACGGCGAGTGGATGGACGGCAGCACCGGAGAGGCGTTAGCATGATTTTAACACTTCTTGTGGTTAGGTTGTTTCGGTGCTGGTTGGGTACTGGGCACGGATACCGCGCTAAATAACTCAGAGTCAAGAAGGGGCGTCCCGCGGTGGGCGTCCTCTTTTTTGTGCTTTTGTGTGGCAGGGCAGGGGGATGCCCGGGAAAATAGTGGCAGCTATGGCGGTAGGGAAGGGGATAGGGTGCAAAAGTATTTGACTATTTGAGGGCTTTTTGAGGTATACCGCGTGAGAACGGCATAGAGGGCATTTTAAAACGTTCTGTCATGTAGGTATAAACTTATATTCCTAAAACAAAATAGCGTGTTTTTGGGGCGTTTCTGCCGGTGTTAGGGGCATTATGGGGCTTTTGCAGCATTGCAAGGGGGTAAAATAGCAGTAAAGCGGGGCAAAACTGGCATAATTCGGAGTTATAACGGCATAGCGCAGGGGCGAGACAGCGCAGCAGCCGGAGCGGAGCGAACCCGGGGGCGGGGGTCTGCCGAGCCAGCCAGCCCCGTGTGTTATATCTCTTACTACATAAAAAATAAAAAGACTATCTATCTATAATCTAGTAATATATCTCCCCTGCTTATAGTTATATATTATATATATTCCCCGCCCCTTCCCCTTCCAACTCCGAGTTAGCGGTACTCCCCCGCTTTGGTTGCAGTCCGATTTATGGTACTCCCCTATTGCCGTTTTTAAAATCGCGCTAAAAATAAAAAAAGACCCCTGCGGTTTTATCCGCAAAAGCCTTTAGTTGGAAAAATCTCCAACTAGGATTGTTAGCAGTTCTATTATACCACAGTTCCGCGTTATTTGCAAGAAAAATACCCCTAGCCGAAGCCAGAGGTATTTTTCCAGAGAAAGGATATGATGGAAAACCAAGTGAATGTCTAAGTTTATTCGCCGTGCTTATGCTCCATAACGATGGGGTATTCACGGCATTTGTTGTGCATAGTGGCATCGTTTTTGCCAGCTTCGTAGCCAGCAATGAAACATAGAATCATGATTATTACGACTGCTACTGCTTGGATGCAGTTTGCCAAAATGTGCACTGTACGCACCTCTAAATTCAAATTAAGCCCACACGCAGGTCTTGCTCCTGACTACTCGCCGTTGCTTCGGAACGAGCCGCCCTTGCCGCCGTGATTTTCTAATAAATCGTATATGGCTAATACGCCACCACTTGGCTGGCTGTGCGGGATAACTCAACGGCGGTGTCCCCTTATCTGCACACGCTTTAATCTTCGCCACAATCACAATGGAGCTTAGCGGAACCGTTGGTATTGCCGACTTCCACGGCAAGGCTCACCCTGTATTACATAACCCGCCACATGGCACGCACTGTTAGTAGGCGCGTGGCGGTTGCCTAGCTGGGAACGGAATGCGCTTGCACTAGCCTATTTACCAGCATCATCGGCCTTGGTGCTGAATCGGGGACTCAAACCCCGAGCCGTCTGATTACAAAACAGATACTCTACCAGTTGAGCTAATCCAGCATGTGCGGCTTGCCGTTTGCACGACCATTGTCATCATTTGTGAGGTATACCGCACACTCTCACACAGACCGGGCGCTACCCGGCCATCTGGCGCAGAACAGAGGACGCGAACCTCATCGCTTTTGGCGACACTCGGCTTTCAAGACCGCCCCCGCACCTCGCGGGTTTATTCTGCATAAGAATGACCGCTTATAACTCACAATTAAGCAATGCCCAAGTTACCTAACTGCTATAAGTCTGCGGTCTTAACTTTAAGCTGTGACTTTTTAGGAGAAAAGACATGCTAAGCCCCTTTCCGAGGCTCGTGGCGGTTTCTGATGGATTTGCACCATCATCTGTTGCCATGGACAACTGCTTTGCTTAAACTAAGAAACCATAATAGCCGACTGCTGTTTGAAACCCATCGGCTGAATAAGCATCTCGGGTCGGTAATCGGGGAAAAATCGCAAACCCAATCACGCCAAAAGGAGGTATACTATGGACACAGCCCATACTATACGGTGGTTGCGGGTGCTGGATTTGAACCAACGAATGTCGCAGTCAAAGTGCGATGCCTTTGTCACTTGGCTAACCCGCAATATAATGCCCGCTGGTATTCAAGTAATCATTGAACCATCACAGGCAAAATCTGTTGTGCCTTGCTCTTGGCATTGGCGTATTCCCAACAGCAGGAAATCTGTGCTTTAAGACTTGGAACTCACACAGCAGTTCGTCCCCAGATGAAGCAATCGTTCAAATGGCTTCCCTGTTGGATTGTCTTTATTATAGCACACTTCATGTTGCATTGCAATGGACTTTTGTTGCAAAACTGATTATTTTTTTCCGATTCTGATTGCAATTCCGGTCAGCATACCAAAGACAAGTATCACAAGCATAACAGGCCAAATCAGAATTACAAGCGTGACAACATTGTTTTCATATTTGTCTGCATCATCACCGAGAATCGCAATGCAAACCCCAGCAATCACAGTTCCAGCAACCAAGTACATGAACACAAACCACAGGATTCTGAAAATCATGAACTCACCCCTTTGCCGTCAGATTCTTGATGCTTTCTGTGAGCATCTTGTTCATCGCTTTCAGTGTTGCGATTTCCTCATTTGCGGATTCAAGCTGTTTCTTGTAATACTCCACCATTACGGAGTTTGCAATGCTGTCCGCTTCCTGTCTTTCCAGCGCTTGTACGGCCTTGTCTGCTGCGATTGTATCTTCACCCATGCTACGGCTGAAATCGCCGTCACAAGCCTTGCAAATGTCCGCTAGAGCACAATGCTTGGCGCACTCGTCGCAACCGTACTTTGACATTGTGAACTTGCAGTGTGATTCTGCCATCCTCTCATTCTGCGTCATCGGTGTCATTTGCTTTTCACCTCGCAATTCCCATTGCACTTGCACTTGCCGTAAACTTCGCTTAGCTGTGGGTGCTTCCCGCAGCTTTCCCGCTCCGTGCAGAACGGATAACTCGGATTTACCTCACACTGCGGAACCATCATCTTTGCGATTTCGGGAGAAACTTGTTCGACTTCTTCTTTCATCTTGCCGAACATTGTTCTGATTTCCTCTTGCGCTCTGTTGCACAGCCGCAAATGGCTTGCTTCAATCAGTGCTCGTGCGTTGGCTGACACGTACAATTCCGTTTCCATCGCATTAGGCAGCACCATTCGAGCATCTTCTTTGGCTGCTCCGCTTGCCAGCAGGACTTGATACTTGTCGATGTCCTCACAGTAAGTCTGCAATGCGATTTCAAACTGCTCGTCGTTGAAAGCCTTGGGAATGATACAGCCAAGAACGCCGTTGCCACTTTCATCGCAATAGCGCTGACTACGAACTGACAGGCTTATATGTCTGTGCCTTGACAACTGTGCCAGACATGCACGACTGATTCCACTTACGTGGAACGTGAAGTATGCGTGCTCATACACGCTCATGTGTCCGGTCTTTGCACAGCCCTTAGAAATGCGGAACTTGTCGAAATCCGGTTCACTGTCATAGCATACGCTTGCGCATTGTTCAACAATGGCCATGGGATTACATCTGCCCTTAATCGGCGTGGAGTAAGCGATAAGTTCAACTTGCATTATTTATCCCCCTTTTCAGACGCAAGGCGTTCTTCTTCGTCCTCAACTGCGAAGTGAATGTAAGTGAGTGCTTTCTTGAGATCTTTCAGCGTTGTTTCGCCCTGCTTGTTCCCGCGGCGCTCAATGTATTTCAGAGCAGTGCCGAGATTCCAGTCAAGACCCCAAGCCTTGATGACCTTGCGCGGCTCATAAGCCGAATCAGGGTTATAATAGCCGGGGCGAATCATCAGGCCATCGTCTGCCTTTTTTACTTCTTTTCCGCCGATAGACTTTGACGCGGTAACGACCTTGCAAACTACCTTTCTCCCAGTCTCTCTACCATGTTCATCAATCTCGCGCAAAGCGACCATTTTGTCAGCGTCAGCAAAAAGCTCTGCAAAGTCTTTAGCAGTAATCGTAAGTTCTTTCATCTTTAACTCTCCATTTCTTTCGCAACTTTTCCAAACAGTTCAAACTGTTCGATTTTTCCGAACTGTTCGTGCATTATTATTTCCCCGTAGAACCAAAGCCAGCCGAGCCACGCTCTGACTTTTCAAAGCACTCCTGTGTGTCGATTAACTCTAAGTCGAACTTAGCAATCGGCAGAATAACCATCTGCGTGATTTTATCGCCACGGCTGAACACGTAATCCTCGTCGCTGTGATTGTACAACTTAACGCGGATGCTGCCGTCATAAAGCGCATCCACAACACCAGTTGCAGTCAGACCAGCATTGACGTTCAGACCGCTCTTTGACTTGATAAAGCCAACATTACCGACAGGAATCTGAACATGGACACCAGTGTCAACTGTGTAATCGCCATGCGCCGGAACGATAAACGCCACCGGTGTGCGCAAATCCATTCCCGCGTCTGCATCGTGAGCGTATGTCGGCATATATGCGCCAACATCAAGAAAAACTTTCATTTGTCTGCTCCCTTTCGTTTAAAAAATAGTTGATTCGTTTTTCTGTATGTTTCAGAACCGCGGTTCTCTGCTTTGCCTAGGTTCTGTACAGCAACATCGTAGTGGAACTTGCACAACTTTGAGTTAGCGTAAGTAGGCTTTCCGCATCTTGCACACATTCCTTGTTGTCCGTAAAGAACGATTGGAATTTCCTTTGATTCGTTATACTTTTTCTTGCGCCTTGCGTTGATTTTTGCTCTGCAAACGTCGCATATCTGATACTCGCCCGTTTTCCGCTTCCCGCACTGCGTACATATACCTTGCTCTATCAGGTCTAAGCGGCGCTGTGCGCGTTTGTTTTTCTGTTCGGCAACTTTATCAGCTGTGATATTTCTCGGCTTTTTAGACCGCTCTCTGTCGGCCATACGGCATTGTAGACAGGTAGCATAGCCTTCATCAGCTTTTTGTTTGCAACAGACAACGCAAATTCCGTTTTTCTTGGCCCATTCCCGTGTTTCTTTGTTGTACTTCCTGTGGTACGCCAGTCGCTTTTCCGTGTCAGCATAAGGCATCACTTGTCACCGCCTAAGAAATCCGTCATGTGCTGAATTGCGTAGTTCACATTCTTGGCTTTGTCTTTGTCGTAACTCCAACTTAGCCACTTCTTGATGTTGTCTTTACCCTCGACTGTGTAAGTGCCGTCATCGTAAGATATGAACCGAGTTCCAACACTCGCATCAAACGCAATTCTATTTGCTTTGCCGTCTTTCACGAAGTAAACCAGACCTGTTTCATCGCCAGAAATGATTGTCACATCAATCTTGGTGATAAATCCGTCAATGTCAGGGAACATTTTCTTCCTGCCTTTGTAATCATACGCAAAGAAGTCAGCCTCGATTCCCGATATATCTATTTTTTCATACTTACTATTTCCGTAGTAATCTTCTCCGTGTTCTTCGGATTTCTTCCGTGGCGCTTTCTTTTTGCCGCTATTTCCCTCAACATAAGCCTTGTAGTCGTGAAATTCTTCAAGGCAACTTATGCTCCAAAGAAATCCATCATACGTTGGATTGGAAAACGCCAATGTGTAAACGGTATCTTCTCCTTCGGAATAAATACTTGTAATTTTACCAACTTCACCCGCCATACTAACCATACTGCTTGTTACTAAAGGCGATTTTATTTTTCGGCCATTCACGGTAGACCATATATACCCGCTCTTGTCGCGCCTTTCCGCAATATCGCGTCTAACAGTTACGGTGTCTCCAACCTTGAGAGGAAAAGACGGGGAAGATTTTGTCCTACGCTTTGCATTTGCTTCCTGTTTGTCTCTCCAAGCGTTAAATCCGTCAAACATTGAAATATCCCATTG